CAAAGAAATCATATAGTTATGCCAGAGATGTAATCAAAAGTCGATGGCCAGAAGCAGAACCATACATAATGAAAGATCCTGAGTATGCATATTACTATACCATATATGTAATCAGAGCGCGATGGCCTGAAGCCGAACCATACATAATGAAAGATCCTGAGTATGCATATTACTATGCCAAAAATATAATCAAAAGTCGATGGCCAGAAGCCGAACCATATATACAGCAAAATCAGGTCTGGTGGAGAGAATATAAACTGATGGTAGATCATAATCGATTTGGCAAGTCTTAATGTGCGTAATTTTTAAAATGGAATTAATATGGCAGATCTATCTTTTTCAAAACTTATAAAAATTGTCGAAGCAGAACAGGAATATTATCAAATTCCACTGCCTGCAAAAAGAGATCAATTTTCGCCAGTATTTAGTGAAAAGAGCATTGATATCCATTATGGAATCTTGTATAAAAACTATGTAGATAAGGCACTATCCGGCGACGCCGATGATTTCCAATATGGCGGAGCCTTTTTACATACTCTCTTATTTGAACAAATTCAACCACCAAAGTCATCAAATATTCCAACAGGCCCGATAAAAGAATTAATCATAAATAAATTTGGAACATATGATAAATTTCAAGATAAATTTATCGAAATCGCATTAAAATTGGAAGGTTCTGGCTGGATATATCTTGACACCAAAGGTGAAATAAAGATAATTCATAATCACAAGATCGTCCCTAATATAGCAGTATTGGTTGATATGTTTGAGCATTCATATTTTTTAGATTTTGGCGCCAATAAAAAGAGATATTTATCACAAGTTTGGAAAACTGTTAATTGGGATATTGTGAATGCCCGATTAAATAATTTATGATTAGTCAAGGATACGAAACATTTATAAAACTAGGACGGCAATCTTAGTTATCACGATTTAATTAGTGATAAATTTGATGAAATTGAAGATTGTAATTCATATCAGCAAATTGATGATAATGAAAACAAAGAATTAATCCTTAATAAAGTCGCATTAGATTCAATCGCGCAAGATCAAGTATATTTGATTAAACTAGTTATCAAAATAAAAGATGCTATCAATAAGGGTAATATTGAAGAAGCAAAACATCATTTAGATTTATTATTTCTTGGGAGATGAGGCGATGTATAAAATTACTAATTTGGATACATTAGGATCAGAATATTATATTTCTGACATGGAAGGAAAAATTTTAGATTATATTCAAATTATAACAGCAAAAGAAATAATTAATGCAGGCATAGGATATTTTGAAGATTCAAATCTAAGCATTCAGGAATATCTCGACCAATCAAGAAAGCATTTTTCGGGATATAAAAATATCAATCCATATAGCACATTATGCTGGATTTCAAAAACTTCTGATTATGATATAACTGAAATTATCGAATACGCAATTAAATATGATTACAAAAAAGTTATTATCGAGATTCCAGATTAAGCCATTGACTTAATTGCGCATTTGTATTACAATAAGTAATGCAGAAATTAATTTTAACATATGAAGTAACTAGTACAGACACTTATTGGAGTGTCGTCACCCTCCCCTTACTCTATTCTTCACCAGAAGCTGCCTTAGTTGATTTAGAAAGCATGGTAAAGAATCTTCAAAGTAATATCCATAATGAATTCTCACTAGGAAATTTAAAATTATATGCATCGGATTTTTATGATCATCATGGATTTAACCTTCCAGACATTCTTACTTTTGAAGAATGGTTTGACAAATTTCAATAATTCTTACTGAAAGACATAATATGCTTGATATATTAAATATATTATCTGAAATTGGTAGTGATTCTAAAAGAACTCACAAATTAAGCGTCATTCGCCAACATAAAGATAATGAACTGTTTAAAAGGGTGTTAAATGCGGCATTAAATCCTTATGTTCAGTATTATATAAGAAAAATTCCAGAGTATAGCCATGTTTCTACAATTTATACTCTTGATCAAGCATTAGACGAATTACAAAAACTGTCTAAGAGAGAACTTACTGGACACGCTGGTATTAACCATCTTACACATATATTATGTTCAGTTCATCCAAATGATGCTATAGTAATAGAAAGAATCATTGGCAAAGATCTTCGATGTGGCACCGCCGATTCAACCGTTAATGCTATAATTCCAGAATTTATTCCTACATATCCTTGTTTACTGGCAAGGCCATATGATGAAAAAAATATAAAGAATATTTCTTATCCTGCTATTGCTCAGTTGAAGGCCGACGGACTAAGAACAATAATACAAGTCGAAAATGATAATGTATCTGTATTTGGAAGATCCGGGAGGGAAATTGAATTATATGGTCATCTAGACAATCATTTTGAACAATTACGAAATTACTATGGAGAAGATTGTGTCTTTGATGGCGAATTGGTAGTAGTCGATGCTGAAGGTAATATCGCTGATCGAAAAATAGGTAACGGAATCTTAAATAAGGCCATAAAAGGAACTATAAGTCCGGAAGAGGCCAGATTAGTTCGAGTGCAGGTATGGGATGTAATTCCTGCCTTAGAATTTAAATCCAGAAAATCAAAAGAAATTTACAAAGTTAGATTTGAAAAACTCAAATCTATTATGAGTCAAAATAGCTGGGAAACATATAAATCTTGGATTATCGAGCATAAAGAAGTAACTTCATTAGATCAGGCGGCCGATTATTTTAATGAGCTATTGCAGCGAGGTGAAGAAGGTATTATATTAAAAGATTGGAAACACCTATGGGAAGATACGAGATCAAAATATCTTATAAAATTTAAAGCAGAAAGAATGTGTGATTTAGAAATTATTGGATATAATCCAGGCAAAGGTCAATTTGAGAGCCAGGTAGGATCATTAATCTGTGCATCCAGTGATAGAAAAGTTCAAGTAGATATTAGTGGATTTTCCGAAGATCTAAGATTAGAAATTACGAGAACTATTAATCAATTAATTGGCACTATAGTAGAAGTTCTTTATAATGAAAGAATTAGTAGTAAATCTTCAAACCGCGCAGGGGTCGATTCTTTATTCTTACCAAGATTTTCAAGATTTAGGCATCCTGAAAAGTTAATTGCTGATGCGTCTAATGAAATTAAATAATCAACTTTGATAGGGTTAGGTAAATGGATGCGCACAAATTAAAGGGATTACAAGTTCAACTTGTAAAAGAAAAAGCAGAAAATGAAAATTTGAAACTAGAACAGAAGGTCTTAGCACAAAAAATTCAAGAATCTTCTCAAAGAATAAAAAGCATTGAATTTTCCAAAAATTGTAAAATAAAGAAAGTTGGATTTACGTTGGTTGTAAAAGATAACGTCGTGGTTACAATAGAGGATTAATTCTCACATTTATCAATAGTGATATAGAATGTGATTTTTAATGTCTATATAATTATTTAATTGTGATAAATACAATATATCAACAATTGGGATAATAATTATGTTGTATGAAGCGGACGATCCGAAAAAATTTACAAAAACGAAACATAAAGATTCATTATCTGACATTTTCAAAAATAAAGATAGCAATCCTCTCGCAGCGCCTGATTCAAAATCTGTAGCACAAAATGATCCAATGGATCTGCCAACTGCTTCTGCATCATCAACTCGTTCAAAATTAAAAAATCTATCACCTACTGATCAAATGCGCGATCTTATGAACCGCATTAATCCAAATATTGGTGTTGATGAACCTGGTCTTGTTGAACCTGATCTCACTGATGAATTAGTTGTAAGAACTGCTAATGATGTTCCATCAGTAATGTCTACTGCGATGAAGAACACTGGATTTCAGTCACCAGAATGGAATACCGTCAATAATCTTCCTGGATATCAAAATCCAAATATTCGAGGAATGGGTCGCCAGATGTTTGGGATGTTTACTTCGACCCCACTTGAGAAAATTAAAGTTATTGCTAATTTAAATGGTCAGGGCCCGAATACAACTGCTGAAGTTAGAGCGGTAGCATCCTGGCTACATAAGAATGCTGAGGACTTAGGTGATACAGTTATTGATTTCGGAATGGCAATTCCTGGATATGAACCAGACGTAAAAGAATATAAGAAGAATGGTATTAGATTTCAGGTAGTCCGAGATCTAATGGGTGAATACATATATGCTTATCCTGATAACGATGCAAGAATTCACGGCCAGTCAGAAAATAAATCAAAACAAAAGAGATTAAAAGACTCAGTTACTGAAGATGAGAATAATATATCAAAAATTCCATTAATGAAGAAGAAATGGATTCCGATTATTGATCTATGGCGAATAAAAGATGGTAAATTCGAAGAAGAATTTAGGACTGAATACCGTCAGTGGGTAGGTAATTACATCAGAAATGAATTAGATAACAATGAGGGACGCCAATCACTGGTTAAGTCTTTAAATGATGTGCTAGAAGGTATTCATTCAAAAATCAAAGTATATGATGCAAAGATTTACGATTATGATGCACCTGAATTATTAATTGGATGGAAATTAACAGAAAATAAATCTAGTGATATTTTAAAACCATCACTGTTTGAACAATTAAAATGGGATGAAGAACTTAATGAAGAATTAATCGATGAAAGTTCATTAAGCAAATTAATTGGTAAAGAAGCAGGCCGGTCAAAAACTCGTTAGATGGTTGCATAAAAAGCATAAATTGAGCAATTTTGCTGATTTAGAGCCGCAACCAATTAATCAAAGCACATATAGAATTATGTGGAAAGAATTCAAACGAAATCCTGATAATTTTGTTGTGATTACTGCGAGCAATGGTGTTGCAGCAATTAAGCCATACGAAGAAATGATTCGAGCAAGAATTGAAGCTGCTAAGAAAAAGGGTAAAATTTATGACCCGGGTGGAGATAGCACTCTTAAATATCAAGTAATTGCATTCACCGATGATGGTCGTCAAGTAGATCCAAGATTATTGCAGGGACCAGCTTCTGGTGAAGATCAGGAAATTGATCCAACAGTAATGAAGGCGCGCGGCGGCAAGGCAACTGGTAAGGATATGCAGAATCCTGATAATATATTTAATTTATTATCGGATCAAATTGGGACACTCCAAAATGTCTATATCGCAACTAGTGCCGTCGAAAGAGAAAAAATGGGACAACGAACTCAAGTTAACCCTGATTTGGATACTGACACCGCAATAAATCAAATATTTGCTCGAGTTCAGCCAGTAATAAAGACTTTAGCAAATCAATCATTAATGAAAATTAATAAATTAGCACAAGATTATATTAATGATGGCGATTTTGACAATGCGCAGAAAATTTCAGTTAATGGCGCAAATTTAAAGAAATTTATGCAGTCGATCGATTCAATGAATACAATTGACATCAATGATACATCAACTGACAACGCTGATCCAAATTTTATATTCAGAAAAGCAATTCATAGCGCATTAAGAAACGCATCCGGTGTTAATGATGACCCCGAATCTTATAAAAAATGGTTAAATGATGCAGCAAAAGGTAATACAGTAGCACTCAAGCCAATCTTAGATTCCTTAAGAAATGAACTTGCTCAGCTTACAAATTAAAAGGATAAATTATGGAATCAATAGATAAAGATGTGCAGGCAATGTTAAATTCATTAAAAAAATATGATAAGTTAAATGAATCATTTCATTTTTCTACATTAAATGAAAAGAAACCCGAATGGTTAGAAGATTCTGAGAAGAAAGCCGAAGAAAACGAAGACAAGGCCGAAGACGAAGATACTGATATTAATGAATCAGCTGATAAAGATGTGCTAGAATGGATGGCTCGTTTTTCAAAACTTGGAAATATGAATCCATTTTCAAAATAAATAAGTTAAGAGGAATAGTATGAATCCAAAACAAGAATTTTCAAAATGGATAGAGGCAGTTGAATCGGCCATATCGGGAGAGCAAATTATAAAAATACCAGCTGGTTTAGATATTTGCTCAAATACCTGTGATTGTGGTAATTGGGATTGTTCAGTTTGCTTTCCTGAACAAGATTCTGTAAAATATAACGATCAGGCAAGATCAGCAGTAGTTACCAATGGTGAACACGCAAATTGTCCATCCTGTGGTCAACCATTAAAGATGAGTCCTGATATTAATAAAGATCATAGCTGTGATTTAGATATGTTTACTATCGGACCTGATGAGGAAGAAGAGTTGTTATTTAATAGTGATGATGAAAATTTGCCAAATGAATTGCCTATATTTTTAAAACATCAGGCAAGATTGCGGTAAGGAAAGAGACGATAGAGATGAACATTCTTTATCTTGGCTTTTAAAGCATCAAGTAAATATTAAAGGGAAAAATAATCATTATTCTGATATCGGTGAAGATCAATTTTCTGATGATAGTCCAGAATGGACAAAAGACGAAAGAGGTCAAGAGTCGCCATTAAGTTATGGAGATGATAATATAACTAGTGGGATATTCTACGAAAAGAATGGCAGCACCACAAAACAAAAACAAAATTTTGGTAGTTCATTGAAGGAAAATATGAGATTATATGAATTGGATATGGAAAAATTAGAAGCTGAAGATAGTTACGTCACTGATCAGGACGATTTAGATGATTATGACGACAGTGACGAAAACAAAGTGGCTCAGTCAGTGAGCACTTATGGAACAGAAGCGGATGCACCAATGGATGTTTCTGAATTAATCGGAAAGATTGAATATATGCAGAATATGGGGCTTAGTGCTAGTGATAAACATTATGATCCTGAAAAGCTTATGAATATTGACGATGATGAAATATTACAAAGAATTTATGATAAAGTTATGGGTAATGTTAGAGAAGGCGCCAAGGGTGCAGCAATTGGTGGCGCATTAGGTGATATAGCCGGCGAATTTGTTGGTGGACCAGTTGGAGCAGCAGTTGGTGGTGCAGCCGGTGCAGCAATCCGGTGATAAATTAGGCGACATTGGCGACAAGGAAGAAACAGATGAAGCATACACTGATGTATGTAATCAAAAGAATCCATTACCAGCAAGGAAGGCCTGCGCAATGGAAGGCGCCGATCCAGATGTTGTTGAATGGATGAATAGATTTAAAAAAGTAGCCAGATGAAAATAAAAGAGGTAATGGTGCCACCACCTCTTAGAACGATGGGGAAGATAAGAGCCGGATTTCCAAGCACTGGCTCTCCTGAAATGGATGATTCAATGGATGGCACTGATGTAAAGAAAGAACAAGACAGATATACAAATTCTAAGAAAAATCTACTAAAGAAACATACTTGATTAATAAAGGGCTTTTATGCCCTTTATTTATTTGTAGTATTCCAATTGACATTCAACAAAGATAAATATATAATATAGGGATATATTTAAAAAGGACATCATAAATGACAAAATTATTTGAGATTTTTGCTAATGAAATTAATAATAAAAAAGATCAGGAGATTTCATTAGAGGAATATCTTAATCTTTGTAAGAATGATCCACTCGTATATGCTACTCCGGCAGAACGAATGGTTTCCGCAATTGGAACGCCAGAAAGAATTGACACCTCAACTGATACAAAATTATCAAGAATATTTCAGAATAGAACCATCAATCGATATAAGGTGTTTGAAGATTTCTATGGAATGGAAGATACAATTGAAAGAGTAGTTGGATTTTTTAAACACGCAGCACAAGGCCTGGAAGAAAAGAAACAAATACTTTATTTGTTAGGTCCAGTCGGGTCTGCCAAATCAAGCCTCGCTGAAAAACTTAAAGAATTAATGGAGAAACAACCAATTTATGCACTCAAGGCCGGTGATGAAATATCGCCAATCCACGAGTCACCATTGGGATTGTTCGCACAAGAAAAATTCAAGAATCATGTTCAGCAGGAATTTAATATTCCTCTCAGATATTTGAATATAATTCCAAGTCCGTGGGCATTAAAGAGATTAAAAGAATTTAATGGTGATGTTTCAAAATTTACCGTAGTTAAATTGTGGCCAAGTAAATTGAATCAGGTATGTATTTCAAAAACTGAACCAGGCGATGATAATAATCAGGATATTTCGAGTTTAGTAGGTAAAGTTGATATAAGACAATTAGAATATCATTCACAAAACGATCCTGATGCTTATAGTTTTACTGGTGGCCTGTGTTTATCAAACCAAGGCATATTAGAATTTATTGAGATGTTTAAAGCTCCTATTAAAGTTCTTCATCCATTACTAACTGCTACACAGGAATGTAATTATAATGGCACCGAAGAAGGATTAGGGCCTGTTCCATTCCATGGAATTGTATTAGCACATAGCAATGAATCTGAATGGGTAACATTTAGAAATAATAAGAATAATCAAGCATTTTTAGATAGAATTTATATTGTCAAAGTTCCATACTGCCTTAGAAAGGATGAAGAAGTAAAAATATATCAAAAGATGATCCGTGAATCAAGTTTAGGTAATTCACCATGCGCTCCAAAAACATTAGAATTGCTGGCTGATTTTAGTGTCCTTACAAGATTAAAGGAACATAAAAATTCAAATCAAGTATCAAAGATGTGTGTTTATAATGGTGAAAATTTAAAAGATAAAGATCCAAAAGCCAAGACAATGCACGAATATAAAGAAGTTGCTGGTGTCGATGAAGGAATGGACGGAATCAGCACTAGATTTGCCTTTAAGATATTATCTCAAACTTTCAATTTTGATTCAGAAGAAGTTAGTGCGGATCCAGTGCATCTGATGTATGTATTGGAAACAGCAATCAGGAATGAGCAATTTCCAGAAGAAATTGAAAATAAATATCTTGAAATAATCAAAACATATATGACTGATACATATAAAGATTTTATTGGTCATGAAATTCAAAAATGTTACATTGAATCATATTCGGATTTTGGACAATCAATTTTCGATCGTTACTTAGATTATGCAGACCATTGGATTCAAGATATTGATTATAAGGATCCTGATACAGGACAGATGTTTGATCGTAGTATTTTGAATTCCGAATTAGAAAAGATTGAAAAACCAGCGGGTATTGCTAATCCGAAAGATTTCAGAGCCGAAGTTGTTAATTTTATTCTACGTGCTAAGGCAAACAATAATGGCAAGAATCCTGCGTGGACAAGCTATGAAAAATTAAGGGAAATAGTTGAAAAGAAAATATTCAGCCAAACTGAAGAAATCTTACCTGTAATTTCATTCAATGCCAAGGCAAGTAAGAAAGATCAAGAAAAGCATAATGAATTTTTAAATCGAATGAAGAAAAAAGGATATAGTGAACGTCAATGCAGAAGACTCATTGAATGGTATCTCAGAATACAACGATCGAATTAATTTTAAAGGACTGCTATGAGTTTTACTATAATTGACCGTAGATTAAATCCAAATGGTAAGAATTTAGGAAACCGTCAGCGTTTTTTGAAAAAGGCTAAGGAATCATTAAAGAAAAGTGTGAGTGACTCCTTAGCCAAACGATCTATTACATCTGACAATGATCAGGCTGTTGATATTTCGACTGATGGGATAAGAGAGCCTACATTTAGAAATAATAGTAGCACTGGCAATAGAGAATATATATTACCACGGCAATAAGGAATTTTTATCTGGTGATCTTATTGAAAAGCCCAAGGGTGGCGCAGGAAAGGGAGGTAAAGGCTCACAAGACGGCGAAGGACTTGATAACTTCGAATTTGAAATATCAAAAGATGAATTTAATGAATTATTATTTGATGGATTAGAATTACCGGACTTAGTTAAGAAGAGTGATAAGAAAAGTGAATCATTCACAAGAGTAAGAGCTGGATTTACTAATTCAGGCACACCTTCATCATTAGACCTTGAACAAAGTTTGGTTAATAGTTTGGGTCGTCGACTAGCATTAAAAAATCCAAAACTAAGAAAAATTAAAGAATTAACAGAAGAGCTAGAATTATTAATTCAGGAAAACCCAATTACTGAATTAAATAAAATTCGAATTCTTGAAATTGAATCCGAAATTTCAATTCTGAGAAAGAAAGCCGCAGCAGTTACTTATTTAGATCCTGTAGATTTACGATATAAAAATTATGATAAGAAAATAATACCTAAGCATCAAGCTGTGATGTTCTGCATTATGGATGTAAGTGGGTCAATGGGATCTCATGAAAAAGATTTAGCAAAGAGATTTTATCTTTTATTGTATTTATTTTTGAGTTATAAATATCAAAAAGTTGATGTTGTATTTATCAGACACCATAGTTCTGCAACTGAATGCACAGAGGAAGAATTCTTTTATTCAAAGGAATCTGGCGGAACTGTTGTATCAACAGGTTTTCAATTAATGGAAAAAATCTTGAATGAAAGATATTCTATCGAAGACTGGAATATCTTTGCATCTCAGGCATCTGATGGTGATAATTTTGATATCGATAACGAAGATCTAATAGATATATTAACAACGAAGATATTACCAGTAGTTCAATATTTTACGTATCTCGAAGTTGGCAATGATGAAAAACCAAACACAAGAGGACTATGGCCGCATTATGAAAAGTTAAGTCAAAATTTTAAACAAATGGATATGAAGAAAGTCGCCGAAGGTAGTAAGGTATTGGGTGTATTTAGAGAATTTTTTAAAAGTGAAACAAATGACTAAGAAAAAACATAAGCCGTTATTTACTGGAAATGATTGGAATTTTAAGACTATTGAAAATATATACGATGCTTGTGCTGAAATTGCGTTTGATGAACTTAAATTGGATACCTACCCAAACCAAATAGAAATTATCAATTCAAGTCAAATGCTGGATGCATACGCAAGTATTGGAATGCCTATTTCTTACCAGCATTGGAGTTATGGAAAAAGTTATGTCGAAGAAGAACAAAAGTATCGAAGTGGTAAAGGTGGATTAGCATATGAGATAGTGCTGAATTTATCACCTACAATAAATTATTTAATGGAAGAAAATTCAGCAACTGTTCAAACACTTGTTATCGCTCACGCAGGATTTCGGCCATAATCATTTCTTCAAAAATAATTATTTATTTAGGGAATGGACACAGGCCGATGGGATGCTTGATTACCTTTCATTTTCTAAAAAATACATTAGTGAATGTGAAGAAAAATATGGATATGAAGAAGTCGAAAAGATATTAGACAGTGCCCATTCTTTAAGACATCAGGGTGTTGATCGATATAAAAGACCGCCAAAATTAAATGCTGCTGACGAATTGAAAAGACGAAATGATAAGGATAATTATCTACAAAAACAATTTAATTCAGTATTAGATAAAACAATTCCAAAAAATAATAAATCTTCACAGGAATCTGAAGCAAGATTTCCAGTTGCACCTGAAGAAAATATTTTAAAATTTGTGGAAAAATATTCTCCAAAATTAAAGACTTGGCAGCGTGAAGTTATTCGTATAGTTCGAATGACATCTCAATACTACTATCCACAGCGTCAGACACAGGTAATGAATGAAGGTTTTGCCTGCTGGACACATATGTATATAATGAATAGATTATATGACAAAGGATATTTAACTGAAGGTTCGATGTTAGAATTTATGTCAGTGCATTCAAATGTTGTTTATCAGCCAGATTGGGAGAAAGCCGGTGCCTATTTCAATCCATATGCATTAGGTTTATCGATTTATCGAGATATTGAACGAATTTGTAAGAATCCTTCTGATGAAGACAAAGAGTGGTTTCCAGAATTTGCCAATAATCAGGATTACATTAGTGTGATAAAAAATACAGTGGCTAATTATAGGGACGAAAGCTTCATAAAGCAATTCGTATCGCCTAAACTAATGAGAGATTTTAAGATGTTCAAAATTGGTGACGAAGATAAAGATTATTATGTAGTGAAGAATATACATAATGATCAAGGCTATAAAGAAATTCGTAGAACTTTATCAAAACAATATGAATTAAGTAGAATTGATCCAAATATTCAAATTGTAAATTCAAATTTAGATTCAAATAGGAATTTGGAATTAATACATCATACAGTTGATAATCAGACACTAATAAATGAAGATGCTATGAGAGTATTGTCACATCTTAAAAACTTGTGGGGATATGATATTCTTTTTACGAGTGTTAATGACAACGGCGAAACCTTGGAAACATTGACAACTTGACATATATTTTATATACTGTATTATAGTTAAACTATATGAGGTGTTATGAACAATAAAACTGAATTCTTAAAACAATGCTTTGTTTTAGATACCGAAACTACAAGCGACGATTATAAAACTGCTGAAATAATCGAAATTGGATGGGCAGAGTATAGTGACTATGGCTGGGGATTTTCACAATTTCTACATAAGCCATCTAATCCAATTCCACCAATAGTTCAATCAATTTGCTATATCACGAATGAAATGGTAAATGATAAATCGAAATTCAACCATGAAGACTATTCTCAGGTATTATTAAAAAATACCGACAATCGATATTATATAGCACATAACTCATTTTATGATATGCGAGTTCTACAAAATCATAATGTTGATTTAGAAAAATTCAAATGGATTGACACATTACGATTAGTAAAAAAATTGTATAATGATGATAAGGATATGATTAATTTAAAATTACCATATCTTAGATTTTATTTTGAATTAGATATTCCAATTGAACTTCCTTGCCACCGTGCTGGCCAGGATTCATTAATTACAGGTGAATTGTTAGAATACCTTGTTGGTGTAATGGAGGATCGAGGTATCATAGATCAATCTCGTCCATATGGTCCGCAAATATATGATTGGGCTTTAGAACCAATCATATATACAAAGATGCCAGTGGGAAAACATAAAAATGAATTGTTAGATAATGTGCCTTTAAATTATATCAACTGGGCATTATCTAATATGGATAGTTTAAATGAAGACGCCGATAATTATGATCCAGATTTTGCTCAATCAATTGTTTTATCTTTAGAGAGAAGAGGTGTGATTTGAATACGTTTAAGACTCCAACTTGTAAATGCCCGGTGTGTTCTTATGAAATGGATGCCTGCTCGGGTGTCGATGGTGATTCGGCACCAGCAAAAGATGACATTACGGTTTGTTACAATTGCGCAACATTGTTGCTATTTAACGATGATTTGACTATTCGACTACCAACTGTCCAGGAAAGAAAAGAAATTCCTACGCATATTATTGAAACAGTTGATAAATTGCGCCATGCATTGAATACCATTGAGTCAATTTAATTTAGGGTCCGCCAATGCCATATGGTTTCATTTTGGAATTGAATCCATGAACATTGTGGTCATAAGGCAATCCTGCTCTGGCTAGTGCATACTGTTTTCCTCTATATCCTGGTGATTGTGGATCGCCCTTTTTAGGATTATGGCGGTATGGTGGTTGAGCAGGTGTTATGGGTTTATCAAATACTGGAACTTTTCCATCTTCAAACCATTCTTTGAAATATTTGTCGTAGTATTCTTTATTTTTATCAGCAAAGAAATGTGCCTCACCATTATAATGTTCTTCGAATTCTTCACTGGCCTCAACGTAGTATTTTGCGACAAGATCGGTGCAACTTTCGTTTAATATGTCTTTGATTTTCATATGTATATTTATCACAAAGGAGAAGTAACATGCATTTTTGGCCTACAGTATTAGAATCCACCAGCAAAGGTGAAAGAGCATATGATTTAGCAAGTCGCCTATTAAAGGAGAGAATTGTTTTTCTTAATGGCGCAGTAACAGAACAAATGTCTGAAATTATTGTTGCTCAATTATTATTTTTAGAAGCTGAAAATTCTGAAGCTGATATAAGCATTTATATCAATTCTCCAGGTGGAAGTGTTTCGGCCGGATTAGCAATGTATGATGTAATGGAATATGTCAAGCCAGATATCGTGACCATTGTTCAGGGTCAGGCCTGCTCAATGGGGTCATTTTTGGCAAATGCCGGCGCTCCGGGTAAAAGATTTATTTTACCACACGCTCGACATATGGTCCATCAAGTTAGTAGTGGGGCAAGTGGCACCGTTGCTGATATGAAGCGTCAATTTGATGAAGCCGATACCGCTAACAAAATTTTAACAGAATTATATGTTAAACATAATAGCGCCGGGTTGACAGAAGATGATTTTCAGAAGATCATGGATAGAGATTCATATATGAGTGCTACCGAAGCAGTCAAAAATGGACTAGCGGATAAAATTATCGAAAAAAGATAGTTTACCATCCGTATTTCAATCTCAAAAAGGTCAGGTCTTCTGACCTTTTTGCTTTTATGACTATGTATGATTCATGGTTTAATGTTTGAATTTGATAAATTACATTAAACCTTCCTAATTGTTTCATTTCAGAATACACTAATGATAAATTGTCACTCGTGTATTTAACTTTTAATTCATAATTCCACGAATCAAAAAGTTTTGACATATATTCACCAAATACAACAATGTCGACATCAGTAGTTCCGAATCGTTTTATTAATTCATCTTCACCGTATAAAGAAATTCTTAATTTTATTCTAGCCATATTTGACAACTTTGTATTAATATGTTACTATATTACAATAAAAACAAAGAGGAGTCAAATGACAAACGATAAAACTGATTTTTATGTGCCAATGAATGTGTTATTTAAGGATAAAGAATCTGGCTGGACTTTTACAGAAATTCATATGCCATATGAAATGATAGCAAAAGAACAAATTGTCATCTGGTGTGTTGATAATATGATGGCACGTTGGACAATGCTCCGGCGGAAGTAAATTTGGATTTGAAAATTCTGAAGATGCATTAAATTTTAAATTGAAATTTGGACTTTAAGGGAATATAAAATGAATACCATTTTAAATGACAAGATAAAAATTATCGAACACGCTACTTTAGAAGATGCAGAAATTTTAGATGATACTTATTCAAAATTGATTATATCCACGTTCGACGATACCGAAAAACAAGAATATATTATTCTGCAAACTATAACTCAAAAAAGAATTAAGGAGATAGTTCACTAATGGGACAATTATCAATTTGGGATGGATTTAATAATTTTTTAAATAAGTTCGGCGGTCATCTGCAAAAGATAGATGTTCAACAACAGGCCGATACAATTTTCCATCGGTAATAAGAATTTTCAGTATTTGCTGAATGATGAAGTAGATATACATATAGCATTTATGTCAAGTGATTATTTTCAGAAATTTGCCAAGGAATTTTGTAAAATTGACGAAGCATTTGAAGAAAATAAAAGAATAGAAAATCTTCATAAATTATATCCAACATTAAAGATTGCATATGATGAATATAGAGTTTTATTAAAATTATACGATGAGTGAATTATGATTAATATAGCTGACAAATTATTAGTAGGGCTGAGTGGTGGCACAGCTTCAAGACAAGACTTACCATCATCAGAAATAACCCCAATTGGGAATAGTTCAAACGAAAAGAGAAAAATTGATAAGATAAATCATAGATATAAAAACTCCATTGAGCTTGATAATGTGCCATTGCCTGGGTTTACATTAACCACCTCTGAAAAACCATCGTGGAATTCAACAAACACGTATTGGGGAATTATTGATCCAAGAGGTTTTACTTCATCAATTTCATCTTCAAATTTAGAACATATTCTTCATTATACGGGCATAACTGAAGGATTAATTCAGGAAAAATGTGTATGGGCTCGTGAAAATACACAAACTACAATGATTTTGGTTCCTGTGAATTCTGATGAATATCGTGAAGCAAAAAATAATACAGAACTTTTGTTAAATAAAGTTGAAAAAGCTAATGTCAATTTAGGCGATATGGTCTTATTGGAAAATGGATTAGAAGGTGTATATCTTGGATCAATGGTGCTATATGGCACAAATAAAAGCATTTCGACAAAACTTTCTGTGACAACCGAAGTAATTGGTAAAAGACAAATATTACAAGTCAATAATCAATTCTTTTATCGTTCAGATCTTAAAATATTAAAGGTAATTGATCCAATTGAAACGCCATTAACTAAACAAGAAGCACTTGATGTAGTAAGGAAGGGTAAAGAATTAAATTACCATTTTACATCTGCTGACTATGCGATAAACGCACCAGCGTCAACTTATTTAGCCTATACTAATATTCGTTATATCACAAATAAGCTAGTAAAGGATGCCGAGATAACATATTCATTTGAGGAAATAGATCTTACAAAGGCAACTGAATTATTTCATAAGGGATATGATGAATTTGATTCCACGATGTTGCTATTAGAGGATAATAATAAGCACACTTATTTGATTAATCATCCAAGAACCTTATATACTAAAATGAATGTTAAGCCATTAGTAACTTTGTTCGATATAATAAAAGTTCAGATTAATCCAACTACATCTTGTATGAATGTGATAATACCGACAAATTACAGAGGCAATTCCTATTATTATTCACCAGCAGTAAAATCAGGTATTGGATTATCATCATATAGTAAGTTTTATCAAATTACCAAACACATAAGTAATGAAAAATATATTTAACCAGGAGAAAATATGACAAATGATTTATTTAAGAATTATTCTACATTTGTAGAGAATTTACTAAGCAAGCCAAGCAGTAACATTGAAGATCTTATCACAAGAATGAGGGAATTGGATAGTAGTGGATGTAAAGTGCCACAATTGCTAACAGGTGCCTGTGGATTAAGTTCAGAGTCCGGCGAATTTATGGAAATAGTTAAGAAACTGTTACTTCAGGGAAAACCATACACTGATGATAATATTCACCATATGGTTAGAGAATTATCAGACATATGCTTTTATTTACAATGTGCCTGTATTGCTATTGGTGTAAATTTAGATGATGTAATTCTAGAAAATATCAAAAAACTCGAATCTCGTTATCCAGGCGGAAAATTTGATCCACATTATAGCGAAAATAGAAAAGCGGGGGATCTATAAAATGAATAAATCTTGTGATAAAGACACTTATTACCGCGTAGGATATTCTGATAAGTCTTATTCGGAATCCACGCACTCTATTGGAGTTGTCAATTGGATAAAAAACTTATTTAGAGATAATTCTCGCAGTAGAAATTATGAAGTTCCAATGATGGCTACCAAAAGTCCATCATTTGATGCTCGAGGAATAACATTTGTGATTTATGGCGCAAGTGGCGGAAAAATTGTAGAATTCAGAAAATACGATCCTAAGATTGACTCATATTCGAGTGGCCTATATATTATTCCAGATTCTGAAAATTTTTCTACTGAGTTGTCTCAAATTATAACAGTAGAATGTCTGAAAGGTGAATAAATGAAAAATTGCTATTCACATCCATTATCGGAAGTTGGTTGCAAAATGCCAACGTATAATGTATAATTGTATTTTGTAAAGGATCATAGAATGGCTATTGAAAACGTCAATCTCGGCATAAAATATGCTGGAGCAAAACATCATTTTAAAATAGCCGTTCGAGATAAAGATCATTTTGAAAATATTGTTCAATGGATGAATGATAATGTAGGTAAGGGCAGATCTTTTTGGAGAATGGATAAGGGGGTTTTGAAACTTTTACATAAGGGTAAAATTGTCAATGCAAGAGTTTTCGTGTATGTAGATAGTTTCGATGAAACTACACCTCTTTATTTAAATTTGATATGAAATTAAGGTTTCTTTATTCGATCGATAATGAATTTATACCTTTATCAAATGTAGAATCAATAAATTCAAGCCAAAGTATTCAATCTATTGAAGATCGGGTGGTTGATAAATTAAAAGGCGATTACATAATTAGAATAAGAACACTATCAAACAGGGAATATATTTGTTCGATGAATCAAATAATTAAAACCCTAGGTAGCGAATACAAAGGTAATGCAGAATCATTTTTTCGAGATGTGGTAATTGAATCGTGGCTTGCCACTTGTGGCTGAATACTATGAGGGATTGACAATGAAACAAGTTGGGTCGAGCATAATCGGAAATTTAGTTCAGGTTAATAATTTCACAAAGGAATGGAGCGAAATATCGTTACATCCAGCAATATTTTATCGAAATTATGATAAGTTTATTACTACATTAGAAGATGGAAATGGGTTGTATGCGGAGATTGATTCTGGAAATAATATAATAATTAGATTTTCCGATAATGATGACGCTATAAACTTTCATAATGATTATAATGATTATTTTTAACAATGAAATATACTGTTATAAATTGTATTGCTGATTATCCTGTCAATGAAATGGTTATTGTAGAATTTCCTGCAATTAATTATAAACTTTCTGGATTCTATAAAGTAATCAAAGAAACAAAAAAATTCTCTGTTGGTGTTTGGGGATATTCCGATTGTCCAGTTCAGTATAAGGCTGATTTCGGTCGCGTATATTTTTTCTTTGAAAATGATTCTGATTTACTAGTCTTTAAATTAAGATTGCCATTTAAAATAACACATACCACAATATGGCCTAGTAAATTGAAATTTCTTGTATATCCTGGTATGATAAATAATTAAACTACTGGAGAATAATATGGCAAACCCATTTTTAGATTCAAAAAATTTAACTGATGAGCAGATATTAGAAAAAATTGGTAAGGCAAATTCTTATTTTTATGAACAGCATAAATTAGGCCATACTCAAACTATTGACAGTATTAAATCGGTATTACAAACATTACAAGATGAAAAAAATGATAGAATTGAAAAATTAGCTACTGAAGAACATAAAAGTAAAAATCCAAAAGATTTAGAACCAATTACATTAGGAGATCTTGACTTAACACCGATACCAATCTTTATTGATGAAGATGAGAGAAAAAGAGCAAAACGAGGACGAAATAGAAGGTTATAAATTACATTATGATGAATATCAATAAGATACAAATTAAAAATCATATGACATTAGAATATGAATGGTCCGGAATTAGAATTGTCGACGATGTATTAGTTCCTGTCGATTGGAAATTAAATATTGATTTTGTTGCGACTTCAAATAAGAAAAGTAAGGCCGAAGTTGAAAACATATCTCGCAGTGCGTATCAAAGAATGTATTTTTGGTTAGATATAAATTTACCAAATATTATTATTGTTGATACAACCAATGAAGTTGGAATGAACATTGCTAATGCTGCTGACAATATTATGATGTATTGTCCATCTGATTGTTCAGATGAGGTATTGATTCAATGTATCCATTCAAAATTGTCAGTTTTGGCTGACAAGGATTTAATAATTGGGGAAATTACATTAAAATCGACAGATACACCTATTAAATATACATTTAATTATATAGACGAATATGATTTGCCAAAATTAGTTTCGGAATATATTGAAGGCATTACCATGCATGATATTCCATGGTGGCTAAGAAAAGATGGATTTTGTTTTGAATTTGGTAAGCCAGAAGATTTTAATGAAATCTCTAAAGAAGAATTCTTCAAAGATATAGTCGATCCGTTAGCTGAATTTGAAAAAATGATGAATGAAAACTTAGAAGAAAATACTCAACAAGAAAAAGCACCAGCCGAAATAATTCAAGTAGAAAAATGGAAACCGAAAAAAGTATAAGCATATCTCGACTTAATAGTGATGAATTGAAAAAACTATTGATGTATGGTCAAAATATTAATAATTTACCAGTTATTATAGATGAGGATATTAAATTATACGAACAATACAAAGATGAATTACTTGATACCAACACTGAATTCAATTTTAGTGAAAATTACAATGATTTGACACCAGATGATTGGTTGATTCCAGATAAGTATAAAACTATTGATGTGTTAGCTTGGTTATTAGATAAGTGCCACTTAGATATAGAGATAAATAGAGTAAAGCACGAGTATAATTTATATGAACAGAAAAATTTAATAATACTTTTAAAATTCTTCATTTATTTAATTGATAATTTTAGAAAGAATAATATTGTATGGGGTGTGGGAAGAGGAAGTAGTGTATCTTCATATATCCTATACTTAATTGGTGTTCATCGTGTTGATTCACTTAAATATAATCTTCAAATTGAGGATTATTTAAAATAAAAGGAATAATATAATGAGAAAGACAAATCACGTATCTTATAGAGGTAAATTCATTGATATGGCTTCAATGAGAAGAGAAAATGAAAGCACTCCAGCAGTCGGCAATATGAATACAAATGCCAGGGGTGATTTATTGAATAAAAATGGAAATATTGTAAAATCAGCAGATCAAGTAGCAAAAGATAAACACCGTATTAGAACTGCCGTAACTCAGACTGGATTGAAAGGCCCACAGCCCGAAAGTGTTACATTAGATGATAAGATTAAAGGTCACCCAAAAACTACAGAAAAGAAAATTAAGAATGTAAAGGAAGTCGAAGCAGATAATCGTGATATTATAATTAATAATGATGGAGATCAGTCATGAAATTATCAGGTAGGATTAGGAATATAGAATATTCTATCGATGAAGATTTAGTTCAGGATTTGAAGATCATTTATGGAATTGATGCGTTGGCGGAAATAGAATCAGCAATACATAAAGAAACCGAGATGCTACAATATCCAGATGCACCTGTAGAAAAATATCAGAAAGACGAAAAATGAAGATAAAAGCATTAAGAGGTAAGGTCCTTGTTACAAATATGGAAGGCGGATTAAGGACTTTGAATGGAATTATAATTCCAGACGATAATGGAAAAAGCGAAGGTATTCGTCCACGCTGGGCACAGGTATATTGTGTTGGTGAAGGAGTTACTGAGATCAAGCCCGGGCAATGGATTTTAATTGAACATTCACGTTGGACGCGAGCAATGAAACTCAAAGATGACAATGGGAATGATTTTAAAGTTTGGGGCGTTGAATATCCAGAATCAGTGATATTTGTTTCTGATGATAAACCAACAAACACTAATACATTTTCAAAGTTTGCCTAATTCTACATAAAAATTATATCATAAAGGAATTACAGTGAAAAGTCTATGGACCGATAAGTATCGACCAGCATCTCTATCAGATTACGTTTTTAAAGATGTAACTCAGAAAAATCAAATAACAAATTGGATTACTAGTGGGGTATTACCCCATATGCTACTTTCAGGGAGTGCCGGTGTAGGTAAGACAAGTTTAGCTAAATTATTGTTTAAGGAATTAAATGTTAATGAGTTTGATATAAAAGAAATTAACGCGTCTAAGGATAATCGGCGTAGAATTTATTCGTGACACTGTTACTCGATTTTGCGAAACTATGCCGTATGGCGAATTCAAGTATGTGCTATTAGATGAGGCTGATGGGTTGTCGCCGGCCGCGCAAGGAACACTTCGAAATACAATGGAAAATTATTCGTCGACAGTTAGGTTCATCCTTACTTGTAACTATCGGCAATAAAATAATTCCAGCATTGCATTCTCGTTGTCAAGGATTTCATATTGATAAACTTGATAAGGATGAATATACACTAAAAGTCGCAAATATTTTAGTTGAAGAAAATATAATTTTTGATATTGATGTATTAGATACCTATGTTGAAAAATGTTATCCAGATTTAAGAAAATGTATAAATTCATTACAAATGAATTCATATGGTGGAAAACTTAATCCATTAAATTCTGATGCAAATTCAGATGATTACAAATTTAAGATGATTGAATTATTTAAAGATGGAAAATATAAAGAAGCGAGACAACTTATCTGTAGTCAGATAACAATCGATGAATATGAAGATGTTTTTAGATTTATGTATGAAAATCTTGAATTTTGGTCTAAAACTGAAGATCAACAGGATAAATGTTTATTAGTTATTAGAGATGGATTAGCAAATCATACTCTAATAGCAGATGCAGAATTAAATCTTGCAGCAACACTTGTTGAATTATCCATGATCGCCAAAGGAACATTGTGACCCGGGAAGATGAATTATTTGTCAGATTAAAATATGATTATCATAGTGATAATTTAACTTGGGATATCTGTAAGTTATATCCATTGGAAGTTATCAATACGTGGCTATGGAGAATATTTGATAATGTATCCGAAGTTACTGATCCGTTGGCAATAGACACCATTACTAAAGCAAAAGAATATATGAACGGCAAATGTAGTTTAATGGAATTGGATGCAGTGTGGGTAAAATCAGATATCGGAGCAGGCGATGGTCCAGTGTATCATTTGGCTGCTGGAAATACAGCCGATGCGTTTCATCGAATTGTTAATGTCAAAAATTTTGATTTTAATTTATACAGTTCCTGGTTAATCGAAGAACTTTGTGAATACGAGAAAAAGAATGGATGATATCAAAACATTCGTATTACTTAAATACGAAATCCTAACATCGTATAGTAACACTTGGCACCTCTGTGGAACTTATCCGGATGAAGTTCGTTCGAAGTGGGCATGGAGATGTGCTGGCGATGTTGAACATTTGGCCAAAGGACATAAAGAAGCAGAGGAATGCATTCGAGTAGCAAAATTATACCGAGATGGCTTGGCTACAAGGGAAGAACTTGATAAGGC